TGTGTGTGTTTTTTCATAGCTTCCCCATTAAATTTTCCGTTGATTAATAATTAAAAATTTAACTATGAAAAATTAATTTACTATAAATATACTTTCTGTCTAAATTTATACCCTCGAAGTTATAATTCTTTTGGCAAAACTCAAAAAGGTTCTGTCCGCTTTCCTTTCGCATAGCCTCGTCATTTACTAAATCTCTTATATGTTTATACCAATCCTTTTGGCTTTTTACATAGTGTACAGGTAGATTAAAGTAAGGATTAACGTGGCTAACAATAGCAGGGTTCTTTTTAGCTGCGGTTTCTAATACCTTTAAATTTGACTTCATAGCGTTGAACTTGTTATCTACTAAAGGGATAATTGAAATATCGCTATCCGTATAAGCACCCATATATTCCGTAACCTTTGCATAGTTGTAGATAGTAGGGTTAAGTTTAAGACCACAAGTAAAAGCATCTATCATTTTATCCCATATAGGCTTCTCTCCGTCATTGTAACCTGCAATTACAGTTCTTATATTCATACCTTGTAAGCGTTTAAAAGGCTGCCTAATAATATCTAAATCTCGTTCGTGCGTTCCGCTACCACTCCAAAACAATCTAACTTTGTAATCATCGGTCTTGTTATCCTGGAACTGCTCTTTTCCGTAAGGTAATGCGTTAGGTAATATATGTACGTTCTTATTGTATTTTGTTATCTCACTTGCTAACCTTTCGTGTGTGCAAGTGCAAAGGTCTGCTATCTCTAAGTAATCAGTAATTAGTTTAGGTATGTTATTAAGCTTATATCTTAAATACAACAAATGACTTTCGCTTAAATGCCAGTGGTCATCGTTATCAACTACTAATTTAAACCCATACTTGGTTCGCCAAGTGTCCATTTGCTTTGCATCTATCTCGTTAAGCATTCTATTCATTAAGACAATATCCCACCCTTGCTCTAATAGTTCGTCATTAAGTACATCTGTAATAAGTGCATACTCTTTTTCCATATTAACGATTGGCATCATAATTCGGTGGTAGCCGACACCCGAGTTGGCAGAAGTTATACAAAGTATTCGCATCTTATATTCTTTTGGTTGTGATATATGTCTTGGTTTTTATTCCATATACTTTGCGCCCTTGCCAAGCTTTCGTCTTTCATTCGTCTATACTCCGTTCCGTTGCCTACATCGTGTCCTATGTGTTCCGACCTCATATCTGGAAGGTAGTAATTAGTAAAGCCTGATATAGTTGCACGTTCCCCGTAATCTGCATCTTGCATTCCGTATGGGTCATACTCGGTATTGTAACCGCCTATCGTGTCTATAAGTTCACGAGTAATAAAGTTATCTCCATAAGGCGTGTGTACTTTATGCACTCCGTCTACTATTGGCGGTAATGCTTCTACACAATGTATTCCTATTATTCCTGTCTTTTCTATTCGTTGTGCAAACAATACAAACTTTGCTAACCAATTCTCAGGTAGTAATATGTCATTGGCTAATAAACAAACTGCATCGTAATTAGTAGTAAGCCTAAGTCCTGCGTTTACTCCTGCTGCTATTCCTCGTTTTTCTTTTGACAAGTCATATCCTGCAAACGGGTAGTTAAAGGTTTCGTGCCTGTCGCTCCCGTTATCTATTAAGAAACAGTCCGCATTGTAACCGCTATTGTAAAAGTTTTGGTTAATTACACGCTGCGTTAAATCGTGCCTATTAAGAGTAAGTAATAAGATTGCAACTTTCATTATCTTATATTTGAGCCGATTTCTCGTGCAGGAACTCCTGCGTATTTAGTATTTGGTTTTGCATCTCCTTTTACAAAAGCACTTGCGCCAATCATACAATTTTCTCCTATGTTTGTAAATTGGTGTAGAACTGCGTTAAGTCCTATATTAGCACCATTGTCAATAATTGAATGCCCACCTATTTTTGCTCCGCAGCTTATAGTAACATTGTCTAAAATTGTGCAATCGTGTCCGATGTGTGCGTGTTTCATTATGAAACAATTATTACCAATGAAGGTGTCAATCTCCGTACCTGCATCTATTGTTACAAGTCCTGTAATAACATTGTTATCGCCAATGTAAACTTTGCCTTTTTCTTTTTGCCAGAACTTTTTATGCTCTGCTTTGTCGCCTATAATACAATAAGCACCAATGTAGTTTCCGTCTCCGATAATTACGTTATCGCCAATGATAGCGGTAGGGTGGATAAAGTTAGCCATTCTTTTTTTTATTTTTAGGTTTAGGTTGTTCTTCGTACCAAGTATACAAGCGTTTAATCATATCGAAGATACAATTACCGCACCATACTGTTAAGATAAAATCTGCACTCATATACTTGCGGTAAATATGCTCGTACATTTTTAATATGTCTAAGTCGATGTTACGAACATAACCATTTTGGACTGTATGCCAATTACCAACGTGGTCATCTAAAAATTTGCGGTGTTCTATTTCCATAAGTTCCACATTATTTTTGAAAGTAAAGGTGCTGCAACTCCTGGTATAAATACAAACGCAATTATATCGGTACATATTGTAGGCAGTAAATATAAAGCCAAACCGCTCCAAGCTGCTAAACAACTCGTGCAACTAAAAGGCTTAAAATCTAATTTCCACTTCCTATGGAATTGGTGTATCTCTACAAAGAATATTGCAAAGCATATTGCTGCTATAATTATCATTTGCGTAGTTGTTTTTTAAGTTCTCGTTTAGTTAGTTTTAATTCCCTATGAATTGACATATAAGGAATACCTGTAACCCTGCTTAGTTCTTTAGCATTGCAGTTATGCTTGATTGCGTACACTCTTAAAAGTTCCGCTTTGTACCAGTGCATTTTAGATAACTCATCTTCTACTTTGTTAAGTAAATCTTCGTCTCTATCGTGAACAATCAATTCAACTTCTAAAGGCTTTCGGTATGTCCTATAAAATTGGCTTGTATTACTTTGCATCATATTAATCATAGTCCTTACCAAGTAGAACTTTAATACGTTGCGTGTACGCATATCAATTAAACGCTCTTCTTCCATTTCACATAGCACCTTAAATAATTCGCTTCTTAAATCGTCTCTTAAATCTTCAGGCTGCATTTTGTCTATTGCTTCCTTAAGTTCTCGGCTTTCCCAAAGTTCTAATATGATGCTATTCTTGTTCATATTCTTTTAAGGTTAGTTTGCCGTTCTCTTCGGTTGCTATATAACAAAAACAATTTGATGTTTTTGCCAAGTTTAAGAATGCTATTTGATAGCTACTAAGTTTATCTCCAATGGCTTTTGTTTCGCAATAAACCGCTACTCCTGTTTGAGTATGAAATCCTACAACATCTGGCACTCCTTTTAAACCTATAAAGGTGCGACCTCTAACCGCAAGATTGTTATTGCGCCATACAAAGCACCCGTTTTTATTTAGGGTTTTGATAGCTTCTTTGGTTAATTCGTTTGCGGTCATAAAGCAAAAATATACTAAAGTTCTTGATATTGACAAATACTTTTAAATATTTGATAAGCTACTTGTGGCACTATTGCATTCCCATAAGCTTTTATAGATTGGTTTCTCCATTTAGAAAAGGTTTTAGAGTCCAATCTTTGGGAAATCCCATCATCTCTTCTAAGTATTGGGGGTTCAGAAGGGAATGCGGAGAAATCCCTTTTCTCAAAAGATAACCCACAACGTGAAGCCTTTTCATTTGACTTGGTGGGAATGTACTGTTTGTGAACTCTTGCAGTGTTGGAGTGGGCAACAAACCAAGTTCGCTCTCTTTTGTGTGGTGCGTTTTGGCTACAAGCTGGAAGTATGTACGCTTGTACTTCGTACCCTTCAGCTTCCAAGTCAGTTTGCACCTCTTCGAATACCAATCCCCCCCCCCAATTAACAATGCCGAGAACGTTTTCGCCCACGACCCATTGCGGTTGAATTTCTCGTATTGCTCTAAGCATTTCTGGGAAGAGATGTCTTTCGTCATTTTTACCAAGCTGCTTTCCTGCGGTTGAATATGGTTGGCAAGGGAAACCCCCTGTGAGTACATCGATTTGTCCTCTGTGAATAGAGAATTTTGTTTTAGTAATGTCATTGTATGATATTGAATTTGGGAAGTGATGTTTTAATACTTTTTGTCCAAAGGTGTTCCATTCGCAGTGAAATACGTTTTCCCAACCGCACCATTCGGCTGCTAAATCGAAGCCACCTATTCCGCTAAATAAACTGCCGTGTCTCATTTGAATGAAGTTTTATTATTAGCAATTTGCAAATCAAAAAATAAAGCTACTGCTACGGCTCGAGCCTGGTTCTTTAACCATTGTTCAGTCCACTCATCTCGGTACTGCTTTGCGCTTATTATGTCCATTTTATTGGCTTTGTAGGTTATAATCTCCATTAGCTTCTTTTTAGCTATTGCGCCATCTTCTTTAGTCCACTTCTTAATGCCCGTATTGTTAAGCTTTGTAAATACGGATAGCGGATTAAACACCCTATCAAATGTTCGATTTTCCAACAATTTGTATTCCTGGTAACTGTAATCTATTATCTCTAAATCGGTTAAGTGTGGTATTGCTTCTACTCGTTCTTCTGGCATCATCTTGCGTATTTCGTTTGCTTTTTTCTTGTACCTATCCATTACCTGACTAAAGTATGCAGGGCTAAAGTTTTGGTAGTGGTCTATAAAGTCATTAGCTACCATTTGCTTAAACGCTACTTTAACTTCGTTTATTGTAAAGTTTCCGTATTCAGTTCTTATCCAATCTTCTAAGATTGCAAGTTGCATATCACCAGGAGTATTAATTCCTACAAGCTGCATAAGATAAACAAGGTTTTGTCTAAATATGGTAGAGTTTAGGCTCCTCATTCTTTCCCCTACAAATGCGGTCAAAATCTCCTTCTCCATAGGAAGTAGAGTGGACATAGTTGTATTGTCTAAGTTCTTCGATTTCGTGCTTATTAAGTTTTCGCTGATTGTTTTTAATTCCTTTTGCATTTTCGTTAAATTTAATTATCCAAGTATTAGCTGATGCCTTCCAATTTTTCATAGGGTTTTTACCTACTTTCCACCCATTGCTTTCGTAATAGTTAAAAAACTTTTCGGCTTCGGTTTTGCCTTGCTCTAATCCAATACGAAAACAAAAGTACTCAAACGCTTCTTCTAAATTACACTTAGAATTTAAGTTT